ACGTCTAGTACTTAAGTTAAGTACCTAAAAATGATATGGCGCAAAGCGCCTTATATCATTTTTATGTACTTAACTTATCGTTCTAGCCATCAGAGTGGAGTACTTAAATTAAGTACTCCACGGCAGGCGGTCTAAGGGCCACTGGCCTATCAAAACTAAATGTCTTGGCCAGAGTCAATTCATACAGTTTATGTGATATGTAATGCTGAAAAAGAGGAGGCAAGAGCCAAGCGAATTCTACCGCATCTTTTAATGACAGGAGTTCCAAAAGAGCGTCTGAAGCTCTGCGGCCCCACATGGGGAGACACACTCGACGTGAGAACAATATTTAACGTGTATGACCCCTATCTTCATCGTGGAAATCTTCCTGCATTTTCATTCCAATCAGCACGACTTTCTAGGGGCGAAATTTCACTGAATCTCAACTTTTTTACAGCAATTCAGAATGCGCGGGACATTTCCGATAATGAATGTATCATGATTCTGGAATCGGACACATATTTGCGCCGAGATTTTATTCCAAGGCTGAATGACATTATGCGAGACCTTTCGGGACAGGAATGGGACTATGTCAGTCTGAGTGAGGGTAATTGTATCAATTCAAGACCGAAGGAACATGGAAGCTACTACGCACCCACGAAGCTTTTCGAGCCACGAGATTCGTGGTGTTTTCGTTGTACGGACTCTATGATTCTGAGCAAGCGGTTTGTGCAGAAGTTGCTTACAACATTCATACCCTTTAAGGAGCCCCTTGATTGGGAACTCAACTTTCAAATGCTTCTACATCAGGGGGTACCGTTTTGGGCGGATCCACCTTTGGCTGAACAGGGGAGTATGGTCTGTAAGCTTAAGACTGAACTTCTGTAACTTCAGTACTAGACGGTACTCCACGGTGAAACATTGAGACTGATAAATAAAAATGATAAGAGGCGCAAAGCGCCATATCATTTTTAGGTTCTTAACTTAACTACTAGACATTACCGTCTAGTACAAATTATCCGGCCGCACCCGAGTTGCAGAATCCATGTCCCGTGTAATCACACGGAATATGAGCTGTAGCTGGTGGCTGGAATTCAGAAGACGGCCCGAGGCTAGGCCCGGTGCAGCCGAGAGAGCGGCGAGAAAGGCCGTGTTATTTGTTGAATTTCCACCGAATGTTGTAACCGCACTGGAACCCGTGCTCGGGTCATTAAACTTATTGCGAATGATTATGAAATTGCTGTAGCCGACCTTATTGGAGCCGGTCTTAAAATAGAATGTAGACCCGGTGAGATAAACCCTTGCAATATCCGATACTATATGACCCTGTGGCTGATTAATATAGGCCAGAAAGTCAGTATTTGATGAGCCATACGTGGTAAATCCACTAGGAAGAGCCACATTATTGAAAATAATTCGGTCTCCTTGTGTAACGGCGAACTGCGAAAACCAGGTATTCGTTTGAATCCAGAGAAACTCGCCACTCGTATCGTAGTAATTCGTACCGGCAACGTTTGGCGAAGAGCCACCAGGCTGCCAGCCGGTCAGACCACTGCCATTCAACATCGCCGATGTAACAATACCACTGACATCGAGCGCATCAGGCGCCGTCGAATAGAGGGTTCCATCGGGCTTCTGAATCTGAATAGTCATCTTCTGAAGCGTTGCAAGCGGCGTCGGATAATACACTTTCTGGCACTTGAGAAACTTCGGTATGAGGCGCGTGTAGCCCCTGTTATTCAGACTACTGTCAGATGCCCAATAGGCATCATAACTCACCACTCCGAATGAGTTATTCAGTCCATCGTTAGTACCGAACCCGTTCGTGTTCAACTCATCAATGCGAACCTGGAGATAAGGATACGAAAAGACGTTAATGTTGTAATCCGTCCCATATGCTGTTGCGCTTGTTTCCTTCACTGTGAGAATATCGGATGCCTCTGTGGGCATAATCACCTTCACGAGCTCAATGCGAGAGATATTTTTGAATCGGATGTAGGTGGAAGGAGAGAGTCCGAATCTGGAGCCATTGTTTGCAGGGTCAAAGACCACGGAGAAATTGTAGCGATTCTCATTCCTGTTGTTCACCCAATCGCGGTCAGCACTGTAAATGAAAAGATTGAACTCGTTCTCCCTGTATTTGATGACATCCTCTTGGGCGATAACGACATCCTGAGGAAGAGGGGGGCGGGTACGAACAGACTCTGGAATAATAAGAGTCGGATTTGCATTCGGAATTGTGCTAGAGATACCGCTTTCTCCGAAGAAGGCACGGCGAGGATCCGGGGCGATGTCAACAATCTCATTTTTCACAGGAGCAAGGCGCGCAGAATTGCGGGCAGCCAGAAGCTCCATGTCCCTCTGATTCGCTTCCTGAGAGCCGCTACGGAACATGTCATCGGAATGAAGACGATTGAGCATATCCTCAGGCATCTGGACCTTGGGAGGCGTGAGAGCGGCCTGGACGAGTTGATTATCCTCGAGGCGTTTTGCCTCTTGTTCCCTCTCACGCTTCAGGAGTTCAAAGCGGCTGAGTGAGGAACCGGCCTCGTCCTCGAGACTGAGCTGGAAGTTGGGAGCAATTGGAGGAGGAGCACGTTCATTTTGACGGTCAAGTTGCATGCTGTCGAAACGTGTGCTTACGTCATTCCGAATACGGTCCATCTCCGTATCTGTCGTGGGTCTCGTTGGGCGGCGAAGATAGCTGAGATAATCCGGAATCACCGCTTGTAGCACTTCCTTATTGAGAAACTGGACCGGTTTTCCACTATAGTCCTTATCGGAATACACGGCTCCCATGTAATAGTCAATCGTGTTGTTCAAACGGGTCATCTGAGTTTCATTGAGGGAAGAGCCCGTGCGTCGTTGTACGTCTGAGAGCAAAAGGCGCTGAAGCATTGCCTCATTCCTTTTGGAAAAGAACATATCCTTTATATTCGGCTGTAGGTCCGCCATCGTCTCTATTCTAGGATACTCTTCTCCTTAGGCGAATTTGTTCCGAGCGCACTTTAACTGGAAAAAAGCCAGTGGCGCAGATTCAACATATCTTCGTCTGCAGGTTTCATTCGGGAGAAATCAATAAACTTATCACCGGCAAGCATTCGAATTATGAAATAAAGACAATACATTCCACACTCCGTGTTTTTGAATTGAAGCCGACGAGCATTATAGCTGAGTTCCATATCAGGGTCCTGTGTCGTGAGCCAGCTCATGAACTTCTCAATCTGTTGAGGAGGCTTCATTCCATAGGAATCGAAATAGAGACAACGCTTATTTTTCAGATCCACATAATTCGCCACCCAGTGACTTCCGGATTTGAAATGGGGGTCAAGATTATAGACGATACCTATGGCCGTGACTCCGTCGGCACGGGCCTTCTGCACTCGGAGTTCGCATATTTCATTCATCAGACACTCCTTCTTCGCCCCGCCCTTATAGGGGTTCGGAGCAGCGAAGTCGATCGGAAAGGGTCCCATGAACTCGAAATTGGGAAACACGTCCTCATATTGATTCATAACATCTGCTATGTTCGTACTGTCAAGCCACATATCAGGGTCTTTCAACCATTCAGCGGGAATTCGTGGACGGAGATATTCCTTTTCGAGCCGGTGCTTTTCGGTAATAGTAAGCCCTGGAAGAGCCATTAGAAAACTGTACTCCTTTTCGGGCTCCACTTCCAGCTTCTTTTCCAATGCTTTGCGAAGAGTTGCTCCCGACCCGCTGATACCGAGAGACTTTCCTGCAGTTTCTAGTACCTTTATTGGTAGACAGCCGGCGGCGGGGCGATGAGAGCCGATTCTGGGATGGCATTGTTTTGGTCCAGGATCTCTTACCTTTCCTTTCACCGGCATTCCTAACTATACTGTAGAATGGATGCTACGTCCTCGTCATCACAAATAACAGTAAGGTACTGGCACTACATTGCCACACCTCTCGTCATTATAATCCTACTTTTTGGGCTGTATACGCTTTTTACTATGGGAAACTTTCAGAGAATGAGTACTGTAGCAATTATGGCGGGTGTTTCAAATGTTCGGCGAAATAATGTGTCTAATAAATCATAAAACCTCAACTTAACAATAGAATGAGCGGTGTCAACAATCTATTTTTCGGATTAATTGTCATCATCTTTATTGCAATGGCGGTTGCAACCTTTTATCTTGTAGCCAAAAATATTGGATCCAATGATAATAAACAGGAGGTCGCCAACGCAATACAGACTATTATTATGACGAACTCCATCCTTGTTCTTATGCTCGGGCTCATTTCCTACGTCTATATTCGGAATGCGCCGTCCGTTCAGGGAACGTATACCGTCGTAATGCTGCATTTGAACTTTCTTCTTTCCCTTACGGCGATTAGCATAGCTGCGCTGGTTCAACTGTCGCCTCCTTCATCATAAGAACGCTGGTTATGCGGTGCTGGAGTCGGAATTTGCCAGTCCAATATCCAGTGGCAGGATGTATATG